ACGCTATTCTTATTACAACCGAAAATAAACATGGCGAAGATATGAAAGGCAAGTTTGGCAGAGTTCTTGGAGATTTTAAAGTTGGCGATAAACGCGCAACTGAAATCTTAATTGAAGAAGGTCATGCTGTTAAGTATCATGGACAAAATAAGGCAGATGTTGAAGTTGCTCACTTAGCAAATAGAAATCGTCTTATGACCGAAGGTGTAGTAAAACCTGAAGATGTTCAAAAAGCCGAAAAAGAAATGGAATAGGAGACTATAATGGCTGAGATTGAATTTGCGGGAACTACATTCCGCGGTGGCAAAATGTTTGTAGTACTAACCGCGCTTTCAACTCTCGGCGGTGGTCTATGGGCAGGTTTTGAGTTTTATAAAGACTATATGGATATGAAAGAGATTGTTCAAAACATTGACGTAGATGCAATTGCTGCAGAGAACGAAAAAGTTATTCTAACAATGGATAACCAAATGATTCGTATTGAAGAAGCAATTGAATATACACGTGACATCAAATCTGATTTAAGAGCCGATGTAATGGAAATGGAACAATTAGTTGAAAGACTTGAAGATAAAACTGATGCATCCGAAGATAGAGTAAAAGAATCTCAAAGTGCTATTGAAACTCATCTTGAAACAATCCGTGACGAAATGAATCAATTGCGTAAAGATGTAACGGAATCTATTCGTGAAGTCGAAGCTTTAATGCGTGAGTCTGAAAAAGATGTACGTAATACTATGCGTGAAACTGAAGATCGAATTGATGCTGATATGCGCCAATTAGATACAGATATTAATCAAAAATTGCAAGAAGCTCTAGATAATCCACTGAATGACCAATGAAAGATCCACAAAGGGGCCGAAAGGCCCCTTTTTTTATTAGATGGAATCATCAATATCATATGGTGAAACATTAAAACATTTTGCATTTCTTAGTTCTAATCCTGCAGCCACATTTAATTCCATAGCTTCAGACATAAGAACTTCTCCAACTGCATATAAACACAATTCTTCGGTATCATAACCATTTGGTGAATTATATAAAACGCACGTTTGACCAGATATTTCAGCTGTCCCTTGTACACACAATAAGATAATTCCAAAAAACATAGTGTTACTCCAATAGTTTTGTAAAGGTTGCTGGTCCAGCAATACCATCTGCTGTTAGACCATTTGCTGCTTGCCACTCTTTTAGTGCACGTTCTGTGCCTGGACCAAAGTCACCATCAGCGCCAATACCTAGCGCTTCTTGCATGATTTTTACGCCTTCACCTTTGGAACCTTTACGTAGTACACCAATATCATCTAAGATTTCTGCAACATCGTCATCGTCAGCTGCTAAATCTTCAGCATCCATACCAAGTACTTTCATTGCATGTACATAACGCTTTTGGCGATCTTCAAGACCAATAGTACCACCATTAATCTTTTTAGTCATACGCTTAACATCATCTGAATCTGCAATATCATTTAGATTATTTGCATCCCAGAACCAGCAAGCTGACTCAACTGCACCACCTGGAGTTGCAACATATACTGCTGCTTCTTCAGCTGACATGCCAATGGATTTACCAAAGCGAGTATAGTTTTCACGACCTGTAAGTTGTTTCAATCCACGACCACGAAACAACCAACCATCACCCTCTTCTACGTTACCCATTTTATACTTACGGAATTCATCCATATAAACATAGTTAGCAATCATTTCAGGATTACGATGATACTCATCAGCGTCACGCTTAGGTGCTGGACCAAAGTAACGGCCAAACACGGCACGCAAAGCTTTAGCTGAATAATTTAGATTTTCTTCCAAACGTTTATAGCCACCAGATTCGTGTGCAGTTTGGCTGAGAAAGTGTGCAACCCTACGTTCATTTGTGATACCATACTTTGGTAGAATTTCGCATAGTGCATCATACCAGTTATCAGGATCATCAGAGATAATTTCTCCAAGGTGTTCCTTTGTAAATTCAAATTCAAAACTCATCTAATATATCCTTTATTCCGATTTCCAAATTGTCCATGCTCCGTAGAAAATTGCTGCATAAGCAATTAGGTCTACAGGTACTAAAATCATTGCAACACCAGTTGCAACTAATATGATTCCATCAAGTGTAGTTCTTTCAGTTAATCTATTTTTTAGCCATTTCATTTTCTTTTCTCCAATATATCTTTCATCACGTTTGTTGCAGTATTTGTAAAAAACCTAGGAGCAGCTGCGTGTATAATTAAAGCAGGAACTAGTAATTGTAATCTAATTGCGGTCTTTAAAGCAACAGCAGCATGCTCTAATCCTGTTTCTTGAACAGACTCTAAATGTAATTTACATTGCTTACTAAACATTATTGCTCCTTTGGTTGCTTCATACCAAATTTTCTTTCGTATGAATTGTCTGTTCCATAAGTATCAGCCCAACGATTTTCTGTAAAAGTTGCAAACTCTACAAGCATAGTTTGAGTATAATATAGATCATTAATCCACTCCTCATACTCATCTAATTCTTTTTTAATATCTTCAAGATCACGCATCATATTGACAGATTCTTCTACTGCCATACGACTGGTTAATTCTGTAACCTGTTCATTTAATTGTTGGATAATTTGTGCTTGCTGAGCTGTCCACCATACAAATGCAGAGACTTGTAACACAATAGCTACGACAACGCCGATTCCAAATTTCATATTCATTTTTCTAGTTCTTTCAAACGAGCTTCAAGCTCATCAATTTTTGTAGTGATTTTAGGATATTTTACTCTCCATGCGTTCGGGTCATTTTGAAACCAAGTCCAACCCCATCGAATTGCTAAATATTCTAATGCACCATCAAATTTCTTTACTGCCCATGTAGCCATTCTTGTATCTTTGAACCAGAATAAGAATGCTGCACCTAGTAAAGAACCAGCTATAGCAGTATATATCCATAGCGTATCTGAAAACATTTTAGTTAATAGTTCCATTAGCCATCATCCTTTAAGAATCGGCAATATTCATTCATTGAATGATCGTAAAAACCATCAAATGGAACCTTTTTCTTTAACGCTTTCCAACGGCCTCTCCAGCCATCTTTGAATCTTTGCCATTTGGACATATTGCGTATATTACCATAAAAGTTCATATAGTGTAATGTACCAACGTGCTTAAATCCTATGAACGCGAATGGAACCTTTGGAACGGCATCGTTATTGTTTACTACACGAACATGATTACAATTATACTTCTTAGCAGTTCCCCAAGAACAAGCTCTTGGAGCTCCATATGTATAAACCATTTCAGCCTTTTCTTCCATTAAAAGAGAAGCAACTGTTGCCATTGCTCCACCTAATGAGTGTCCAGTGATATAAACTTTTCTATTAGGTTTCTCTAATTTAAAATTCTTTACACGCAAATTAATTCTTTTTTCTAATTTTCTATATTCGTGTAAAAAGCCTTTATGGAAACCCTCATCATGAAACGCTCTTAAGTCGGCCTTAATATCATTCCATTCAGTTGGTTCGGTACCTCTAAATGCTACTATAATTCGATCGTCGTTCACCGCGATATGCGCTTGAGCTCCATCAACGTCAATCAAAAGTGATTCATAATATCCTAATTTTTTAAAATCTTGTTCTGCATTATCTAAATAAGCTATTCTGGCTATCTCGGCGAAATGTGTATATTCCGCCATTTTTATCCTCGTTATTCTTGGTAAATTTTCTGTAAATAAGTTTCAAATTCTTCAACCTTTGCCAAGCGATTTGGCCATAAAATATATTCCTTTTCAGGATTCTTTTTTAGATTGGTAAGCAATGGTACAATTGAGTTGTATAACTTATCAATCTTAGCTTGTAATTCTTCTGCAGTTTGCGCAGTTTGAGTAGCTTGTGTAGTAGCCTGTTGTACTGCTTCTAATTCAGTTTCATCTACCGCCGTAAAACCAAAGTCAAAAATATCGTCCATTTGGATCTCCTATGCGACCAACGATTTATATCTATCAGCTGCTGAAGATGCAGCAAAGGCCTCTGGTTTAATCTTAGGTTCTACCATACAAACTCCTTTGATATATCCTACTGCTTGTTGAACAACTAAAGACGAGTTATGTTCTTTGTTCGGATTAATATCTAAATGAATTTCTATCTCGGCATATACCAATTCGTTTAATTTCAAATAAAGCTCTGATACTCTATAAACCTCATTCATCAATCTTAAAGAAGGTCTAGAGCTTTTTGCATCATAATCTTGTTCGCGAGTAGTATCACCAAATATTTTACATCCTTTACGGCCAGCGTGGTGAACAACTACAACAGAAGTATAATCAGCATACCAAATACCGTCTTTAATAATTCTTTCAGAATCGCATCCAATATAAACTTTCGAATCTTCATGTTGGTTATTAATATAGTCAGCAATTCTTAAAAGATTCATATTTAAGCCTCTATTTTATTCTATTTATATATTTATTGACCTACAATGTATTCGTATATATCTTTCCAATTCAACACTCGGTAAGCTGGACCGACGTAACCAGCATTAAATGGATGTCGCATAAGGATAGAATCAAGGCCTAGCTTATCACCAAGATCGGCATTTTCAGGTTTATCTTCAATCCAATAACAACCTGAATCTCGATAAGGTTCTAGTGCTTCATCTTTATCTGCACCAGTATCTAAATAGACATATGATTCAAAGACAGTAGGACCAAACAACTCGATTAAATTTTTAGTCCGTAAATGACCAGCATAGGTATCTTCACTGAGTGAACTAATTACTCGAAAAACATACCCATGATCTTCATGAAGCTTTTTGATATATTTCACAGCATCACGAAATGGCGGAATCTTTCGAATAGTAGCTGATTCATTAAACATTCGACAAAGCCGAGTTCCTTCTTCTCGACTTAATCCATAACATTTATCCATCTGATAACTATTAGGTTCTACCATTGTATATCCGTGGCGGTCCATCCAACCACGAAAAGCGTAAACCCAGTCTAGCATGACTCCGTCAGCATCGACCAGGATTGTTTTATTATTGTCTACATACATTATATAATTCTCCTCAAAAGTTGTAGTCGTAAAATTTACGAGGGGCATCCGCCAATTTATAGCGTTGGCCATATTTGTCCTGCCATCCACGGTTTTTGCTAAGACGAATGCGAAATACTGGATGCTCTTCATCAGAAGTGATAGTCCATTTTTGATCAGCTTGATTTGCGCAATGGGCAGAAAATCCGCCAGGAATAAATTCCATTTTTACAGAATTATCACGTTCTGCACTCATTGCTCTAATTTCAATAGTCTTATCAGAAACAACCCGAATAACCTCAAAAGGGTGAACATCAGAGTAGCCAATTTGATTTGCGAATTTAGTCATAATCGTTTCTCCAGCATTGATTATAGTATTATTATAACCTATGCTGGAGAGAATGTACACAAAAAAATGCACGAAATGCATTTTTTTTATAAATATATGTATGAGAATAGTAGAACTAAAGTCACTTAAATGGGCTGTTTATGACAGCAACGGTAAAGTAGTTATAATTACTTCTAATAAATCCATTGCTTTCAGTGAGCTTAAGAGGACTTCTTCCTTCTACGTGGAGTAGGCTTAGGCTTTTCTTTGTCTTCGTTAACTTTTTCTTTCATAGATTCTAGACGCTTAATCACTTCATCACCATCCATCCAAATATCTTTATTGTTCAATACTGAGACAATTTCATCTTCAGTCAAAAAGTTATTGTAGATTTCACGAAGAAGCTTTTCAGACCATTTGCGTTCGTGAACAATGTTATCGTACATTTCACCACCTTTACCAATGGTTCCACCTGAATAGTTATGGAACATAAACATTGAGTGGCCGGATACTTCAAATCCATCGGCACATAAGAATACCATTGTTGCTGCACTCATACAGGCACCTTCAACAGAACAAATTACTGTTCCTTCGCATTCACCAAGTACTCGTATCATTTGAATAGCAGTGAATAGATCACCACCATATGAGTTGATGTGAATATTTACTACATCATTCTTCCCAGCATTTCGAATGATGTCAAACCAATCAATATATTCGTCAGCTCGTTTAATCTCGCCAACTAAATAAAATTCATGGATATGCGCTACTGGTCTATGGTGAAAATAGTTGCGTTTCTTTTCACCACCAGTAAGTAGTTCCATAAGATCTTCGCTCATTTGTCATCCTCAAGTTGATTGATTTTTTCTTTTAATTCTTGAACCAGATCTTCTAGCTCTTTAATATATTCTTGAACTACGTCTTTTTCGCATAGAGTTTCACAGCAAATATCTATTTGTTGATGAGCCCTAGTGGCCAAACATTTTTCTCGTCGCATATTCTCCAATAGTCTCCAATAGCTTTGGGGCCCAATTATCTCTATGTTCTTTAAAAACTTGAGCTTGTTCACCATCAACAGAAATGATAGTTACTAAATTTGTAATTGGCATTCCAGTTCTTTCTTCCCACATAATTGCATATGCAGACTCTTGAATAAAATAACCTTCAATCCATTCTTTTTTCTTTAACTTTCGAGAAGTTTTGAAATCCACAATAGATAAAACACCATCAAACTCAGCCACGCAGTCGACACGACCAGCCAAGCCAAGGTGTTCTGAATACAAAGGGACTTCTTGCGCATACACTTTACCAATTCGTTCATCTAAGATGCCTTTAACGTCTTTAAAATTTTCTATAACATTAGGCATATAACCTTCTGTATAGTCTTCTTTATTGTTAATATAATCTTCTATAATTGCGTGTACTGCTGTGCCTCGAGTAGCAGCACGATGAGAAATCTTATTCGCTTCCTCTTCGCCTACTCGCTTACGCCAAGCTCGAATAGCATCTTCACTTAAGATAGAAAGTACTGTGGTAACACTAGGATAAGAAATACCGTTAGGACACTTATATTTTCGTCCTGTGTTAGTGGTCTCAGCCAATATGTCGTTGTAGCCCAGATCGATTCCAACATGTTCAAATTTCCTCGGTGTGGTTAATGTAGTCATAACTTTTCCATGATGTAGGTTTAATTTTTAATTTACGTTTTGCTTCTACTTTGCGAATACGTAAGTCTTTTTCGTCTAGAGAATAATTTTTGTTTTTTCCCTTTTTCTTATTACGAGAGTCAAAACGTCCAAACTTTGCCATTTTACTTTTCCATAATTATTTAATACCCATGTGTTCCTTAGTCATTATATAATCTCTAACAAGACCAGAACGTACAATGTCTTGCCAAGAGAATTCAATTGTTTCAAAGTATTTTAGCTGATCAATAATTTCTAAAAACTTTAAAATACCATTTTTATCTTTATCTTTATCAAAATCAGTCTGGTAATAATCACCACACATGATAAACTTACAATTTTCACCAACACGAGTGATTACTGAATCTAATTCGTGAAATGTTAAGTTCTGCATTTCATCTACGAGGATAACAGCATTTGATATTGTAGTACCACGAATAAAAGAGGTTGTAAGAAATTCTACTGCACCCTGTTGAATAAGCTTATTCCAACCTTCTGGATCAGAAACTAATTCAGATACAATCCCACGATAAGGGGCAGTATAGGCATCTTTCTTTTCCTCTTCAGTTCCTGGTAGAAATCCAATATCTCTTGTAGGAACAATAGAACGTATAATAACCAATTTATCATATGGTGTTTCCTTGTCAAGGACATCTTCAAGTCCAAGATACATTGATAAAAATGTTTTACCAGTTCCAGCAGATCCGGCTAAACAAATGTTAGATCCTTCATTATAAGCTTCAAATACTTTCTTTTGATTATCGGTAATTGGTGATAATGTTTTCAATGCCTCTAGGCGGATTTTAAGAGATCTATTCATTTTGTTTTAATTGTACTATTTTGACCTGAACCACTTTTAATTTTATTTAATACATCTTTGAAGCCATCATCTGTTCTAGAATGTAACCCACCAACCATAGATACTAATCTTGGTGGTGTTTTTAAGAACTGCTCCAATTGAGGATTATCTTCTTTATACTGATCAAGTTCAGGTATTCTCATAAGAACTTCAAATTCTTCACCAGTATCTTTATTACGAAAATTATATGTTGGCATCTTTTTCCTCAGTTTCACGATACATACGTTTTATATATTCATGGTATGGTTCTTGCTTTTCAGCTTTTTGGATGATAATCGGGTCTGGTCCTTTTTTCATAAAATCAAATTCAAGTTGGATTTCTTTTATGCTGTGAACCATTTTGGAGTCTCCCTTTTTGACCATACCATTTTGAAATTTTCTTTCTTAGTTTTATAATATAATCGATACGATTTAACTGGATCGTGTTCAATAATACACTCAGGATTAGACTTCATTGCTAAAACAAATGGAGATCTAAGACCATCTTTAATTTTTCTTGGTGGTATCTTAAGAGGAAGTTCTAGTAATTTAAATGTTGAATGAACTTTTCCATACCGATATTCGTATTCTTTACATAACGCAAAGAAGTGATCGTAGTGCCAACGATAGTTAGCAATATTTTTCATAGTCCAAAGAGTACAAGGATGATTCCAATGGACGGCTTTGTATAGAACATTTTCTCTAACGTCAGGCAATTCCCAGTATTTGGTCATTGTTTTTCCAGACTTAGAAGGTCGTTTTGTTTCTTTTCCGTCTAGCAGGCGGTGTGCAGTTGACATCATTTGCGCAGATTCTACAATCATTTTTACAACGTGCTTATCACATTGTAATCTTGCGGATTTTACTGGACTTTCATCTAGTATAAACAGGTTCATTGATACATCCTCACTTTCATATAATATTATTATATCACAATCAAGTGAGGATGTAAACAACTTTATGCTGCTAAAAGTTCCTCCAGTTCATCCACTCTTGATTTCATATAATCATACTTCTTTTGAAGTATATATGCTTTCTTATCGTTACCCCTTTTTTCTTGTCTCTGTATAAAATATTCGATTTCTCTGCAATCTCGTTTGAGTCTTTCAATTTGTGATCCGTACATATTACATTCCTCTGTATAGTTAACACGCTTTGGATTTTGGGTAAGAATAGGAACCTCCTGTTTTGTTGTTTAAAAGAAAAAAGGACCCATGCCACAATGTGGCGGGTCCTATGCTGGTTATGAATCTTTTGTTATTCTCATAACTATATTTATAAAATTTTATTCTCTAATCAACCCTGGAAATGCTTCTTGTACTAATTTTTTCGTAATTCCTGAATAATGCGCCGAATTATTTGATTTAATCAAACGTTTATCTTTCATCAATAGAAGTAATTCACCCTCTTTTGGATGAATAGATTCTAAAATATTAATAAACATTTTTTCTCGCTTTGGCGCTGGTAAGCTATCACCAGGACCACCCTTTACAAAGTACTTAAAGCGTTTTGTTTGATTATATAATGCATTACGTGAGTATCCAACTTTTACTGGATCTTCGTGTGGTGGTTTACCTTCTGGAAGAGTAAATATAATGGTATCATCCATCCCACCTCGAAGAATATCACGCAATGCTAGGTGATTATTCTCTTGAAGAATTTTAATCTTTTCTTCTTTTGAACTTGCTTCTGCAGCTTTTTCAAGAACTTCATGAATCATCAATTTCATTAAGTAAATTCCTCTACACTCTCAATTAATAGTTTACAACGCTTCTTAATAAGGTAATTAAGCACTTTAGATTTATGTGTTACCTTTTGATTGTCAAATCTATTTATAATAGCATCTTTTAGATCTTGTGGAGTTTCAGATAAATCAATCATCTTCTTATTTCGGCAATAGTTACGATAGTGTTCTGTTTCCATTACACCTTGAAGATTTTCAGCATTTTCAAAATACATATCCATCTTTTTCTTTGTCATTGGAGATTGTCGTATTCCATCAACAAAAGTATTATCAGGGCTGAATATATTAGGAACACCATCACT